CAGCGGAAATTCAAAGTAGAGGGCCATTCATGCGTGTAAGCATCCCCAGCGAAAGTCATCAACAGCTTGTCGTCTCAATTCGAAGCCTCCTAAGAGGTTTGAATTGAGGTTCTATAACGTCAATGCTTTCATCAGCTGAGAGGGAAAGAGGAGAAAGTGTTTGTAACTCGTCGACAACCGACTTGAGTTGCTCAGTACATAGCTGAGCCCGCTTTCTTAGCGTGTTAACGCGGCGAATTTTCCGAACACAGTCGTTTAAATCATCGACAGTGAATTCGGTCACTCCAATCCAGGATAACGGATCAAATTTCGACTCTTTGAAGAGCGATAAATTTCTGTCCGTTGGCTTCACGATCAATCTACCCTCCCAATCTTTGGTGGAGGGGAGATCTTCGAAGTCAATCCCTGGTATTCTGATAGGTAAGTGAACTCCCTCGAAAGTTAGAAGGTGCTGCTGGTGTTTTAACCAGAGCTCCTTTGCCCTTTCGGCGAGAGGAGACACTAATCCTGTTTTATAATCAGAATAGATCCGGGGCCAATTGGCCACCCGGTGGAGTTGAGGTGGGAGTCCGTCTAGTTCTTCGCCAATCCGTACCCAAACTTTATGGGATGCGGTTGGACACATGACGGAAGATAAATCACGGGAGCAATCTTGCTTCGCCCGTGAGAGCGCGAGACCGAAATTGACATATTTAATTTCCTTAATCTCCTTGACAACATAGTTATATGGATCATCACTTTTTTCTGATTTGACATCCCAGCAATTCCAGACTGGTACACCCTCATCAAGATAATCGGCCAATGATCCCCCATGACTGTCATCCGAAGTTTTAAAACTGACTTCGGAGCTCTTTCTACTCCCTGTTACGACTTTGAACAACATTGAGTTTATTTGGAAGAAGTCTTCACTTATAAAGTTCTTTCCCGGAGACGGGAAAAAACCAAATTCGCGAACGACCTTCAACCAAATCGAATAGAAACTCATGTTGTTACAGAACAATATATCATCCCCGTTGATCTTTACGGGATAGTTCTGTCGTACCTCCGATCTGCTCAGCTTCCGATTCAGCCATCGCTGAAGAGCTATTACGTAGCAGCAATAATTCGCCAAACACAAAATTGGAAAAGATAGGACATTGCCCATGAGTTGCCCGTTGCTTTGATCAAAAGCCTCTGGGAGCAACCCTGTGCGGACATAATCACACACACCAGAATAATTAGGGATCGTATTTTTGGCATAGATCACTCTAGTCTGAGTAAAGCCTTGGATGGCTTTGCGAAACATTGAGTTTTCTTTCCAAAAAAGACCATTACGGTCGCCCTTAAGAATCTGCTGTAACAGATAATCGGATATCTCCGACTTTAAATTATCTGTTGCGCCCGAGTAGTCACCTGAAACATAAAAACTACCAGGCTGCCACCAAGTCCCAATTGACTTGGCCGTCTCCTCATCCATTGGCTCTCCAATAAGACTAAATTCAGTATCTCTTTTCATTCTTGAATGAATGGTTTTCTGAATTCGTCTGAGCCCCTGGTAAGAACCAACCGAAGATTTCGTAATTATGCGAATCTTCATTGGCTCAATGATACAGGACGGTTGAACCTCCAGCTTACCTTCTCGATTGTTAAGGTGATCCTGGGATTCAATAAGCAGTTCAGCGCGTGTTGGAACATCTGCACCATAAACAGGCAATGGCGATATCCATCGGTAAGCTCCCGAATCTTGTTCATCTTCACAGATGAACCCGAGCAACACCGGTGGAGACGGAAGTAGTTCACGTTTAACCTTGACATTAAAAAATCTTTTTGTCAAGAAGCCAAGAGATCCTCCATTCAAACATGAGGATTCAATAGTGGCACGTGAAGAAATCTTATTCTCCCTAACAAGGGGAGGTAAAGCAACATTACCTGGTTGAAATTCGGGAAAGTGTCTACCAAAGACGCTCTCGACCTCTTTCAACAGGTCTCCGCTTATAGCTCCGTTTGAGCTTAAAGCTTTTTTGTGCTTTTCAAGATTTTTAAACACTCCGTCAGGACGCATAGGCCAAAGGCCTTTCTTGAAGCCCTGAAAGATGGTATAAACCAACTGCAGTGAAGACTCTTTAAACCAAGATCTATTGGATTTCAGCTTATTCAATTCTACCCGTAATCGACGGGGCCATAACTTCATTCCTAAGAATGATGGGTCATGGTCTGGCATATTTAACTGCCGAATTGAATCTCCTAAATGGGAGAACATATGTAAACTGAAAACCAAATTGGTTGAGTACTTCAATTGTTGGATTATGGAACCATCCAAAGCCAGGATAGAATACTTAAAATATTCGACTTCAATTTCTTTCTCTGTTAGAACAACTCCAAAAAGACCTGCAAGTTCGGTAATCCTAGACACGAAGTCATGTACTTCGAGTCGGATCATCTCGATCAGCGGTGCAAGTTTGGTAGCCATCTCATCCGAAAGAAATTGGTAAATTGAATAATTTTTCGTTTTCCTGCGCATCAGCTTCAAGGACCTTTCATCGTCCCTCGCCTCCTTCTTCTTTTCCTTTCCTCTCCTTCCCGCCTCGGGATTTATGTAGTATGATTCATAGTACTTCACTAAATCCTCCCCCTTCAGCATCACAAGTTTCTCCTTCACTAGTTGATATAAAGACGTCTCGTACGTCGATAAATCTTCAACCAGTGACTGCCACCCAGCAGACAAAGAGAAACCATCCTGAGACTTTTCGCGAGATAACGCTCTCGCCAGGTAGTTTACTATTACCTGATCAACAAAGACACTTCCGCAGTGTGAACTTAAATGCTTCATATTGTAAGGATCTGTCTGGGCTTGAACAGATAATACGAAATACTTGGTGCGAAAGATAAAACCTAATCAGTTTTATGCGTTGT